CAACTCGTCTAAAACTTGGGCATTCTCAGAACCCACGTCTACTTTCCCACCTGCGAAGTTTCCTTCTTGGCCTTCTACAATAACAACCACTTCGGAGTTGGAGACTTTCCCATCAATTCCCGGCGAAGAGATTGCAGCCTGAACCACAGCGTCATCCGGCGAAAGAGACGGCTGTCCTAGCTGGTCTCGAAGTTCATTGGCGAAGCTTATAACAGATGGATACTCTGCAAAGTTCGCAAACGCGGGGCTGGTGATGGAGTTTGTAACTTCGTCCCGGCCACTCTTGTTCAAATAGATGTATTGACCTCTTCGGGCCATCTCCGATTCTATGAATTTAACGAGTGCTACGGCACCGTTGGGGTCATCCTTGAACTTTTTAAGATAATCTTCCCTTGTTTCGGGATTGGCCAAGACACGGTTAAGTTGTAACAAATTCTGAAAACCTTTTTCATCGTCGCTCACTTTGAACGGCAAAGGGACTTTTCCAAAGGGTGTCGTATTGTCGATATCTTGCAGGGTGTTGGCCAGAGAGGCAGTATTCTCATCGAATACAATCCCGGTCATTTCCGTGTGTCTTTGTCTTCCGGCGGGCGTTGACAGAGCAGCCCTTTGAAGCGATTCAGGCAGGTCTCCAAAGGCACTTACATACTGCTCTTTAGTCTTAATTCCAGACTCTATCTCCCATTCTTCTCTCTTTAGGTCTTGCTCCCGCTGCCATTTTAAGTTGGCTGCCCCGGCATCCAGTCCTGCCTTAAACGTAGCCTCTTTTTGAAAAGTGGCCCACTTGGCAGCGGCCTCCGCCTTCGCTGCATTAGCCTGACGTTTTTCTTTTTCAATCTGGTTTAATTCGCTCATAAAACCGCTGGCTAGTGCAATACCCCAACCCATTATTCACTCTCCCCCATCTCTAGGAAGTTTTCTTCCGCTGGCTCTTTTGGAGCAAGACCTGCACGAATTTGTGCATTTACCCGTTCGCGAACATAGTCGAACATGCGTGGATTGTTTTGCTTCATCATACGGAAGAACGTCGCGTCATCCATCTCGTTCGCGTCCATAGTGTCGTCGTTTTCGAACAGCCGGTACGGAATGTTTTCGTCTTCGGCTGCGTCTGCAATAGCCAAAGCCAGCACGGGCTTGATAAGCACGGCTACATCTGGCGTAAACTTGCCGTCTTGGAACGATTGCAACAGATACCCTTCAACAAGAACCTCAATCGACACACCAACCATCAACAGCTTCATCAACTCTTGGCGAGTCTTTGGCTTACGCAAATTACGCAACGCCTCTTCAATGGCGTCCTCTGGGTCTGCGTATTTGGGAGGTTTACCCCACGGCCAACGAGAATTGTCTTGGGTCAAAGAGTGGCCCGGAGGTGCGTACGCAAACGGGTCGTTGTTTTCTATCGAGCCTCTTGATAAAATCTGTGCATCTGTTTCTGACATGTTATTCCTTCGCCTCTTTTCGAACGGTTGCCGGAGCCATCTCCTGTACCGAAGGAAGACGTGCAGCCTCGACAGCCATGGTTCGCTTACCTTGCGGGATGGTGCGCCGAATTGCGTAGTCCTGTTGCAAACGGGCCATTTGGGGGTTCGAATAGTTGCGCTGCGTCAGGTTGCGAACCAAAGTTCGAACATCAGGATTACGCATTCCAACAGGAGTAACGCCTTGGGTCAGTCCTCCGGATGCAGCCCGTCCCCGATATCGCGTGATTTGAGGCTCCTTGTATTTTGCTGCTTGGAATGCTTCACGGTCATCATCGTCGTCTGTCATAGCTTTGTAGGCTTGCAGACCGGTTTTTGCAAAGTCTAAAAAGCCGCCGCTGCGACCAACAACATCCCCGCTTTCGTATTCCTTCTCACCCGCAAAGAACTCGACTGCCGGTTCGATAAATTCTGTGATGGTTTTAAAAAGGTCAAATGCCATTTGCTTCCCTTACCCTATAACGTACGTTCAGCCCATCGGGCAATCCACGAACCAACGCCCGCAACCAACTCATCCTTTTGCTCTTTTGCGTACATTTCCTTTGAGTTCGCGAACTGCATGGCCATAGTTCCGATGTCGTGCTGTCTTGCCAACTCGCTTTCAGACTTTTGAAAGTTCCACGAAGCGTTGTCGCGATACTGTTGCCAAAGCTGGTTCATTGCGGTTTGCGTGGCGTTGTATGCGTTTTGGACGTTGATGCGGTTCGTTTCGTTTTGCAAAGCCGTGTTCGCGGTGTTGATTTCTCTGCGCCACACGACATTTGACTGGTCAATTGCAAAAGACATGTTTGCGTTGAACTTGTCGCGGCTGTCTCTTACCTGTTGGTTGAACTGTTTCATAGCGTTGGCTTCGCTAACATTGAACTGTCGCATAGCTGCAACGCGGTTCGCGTTAGCTGTTTCGACTTGCGAACCAAGTTCCGCAAAGAACTCGTCAACCTGCAGTTGGTTTTTGGCGTTGAACTGCTGACGGGCGTTGTCTTCTGCCGCGTCTTTGAACAGTCCTTGAACAAGGCTACTATATGTAAGTGTATCACTTTTTTGCTTGTTGTCAAGGTTTTTCAGGTCAACTGACAGCAAAGCTTGGGCTTCGGTGACTGCGCCTTGGAGCCGTGCAGATAGATTGGCCTTGTCCATTGCTGCAACTTGGGCGGCGTTCGCCAACGCGGTTTGCTGACGGTTGTTCAAGTTTTGCAACTGGATTGCCGCGTACTCGTTCGCATCCGCTGCTGCTATTTGGACCCCGGATTCCATAAGGCTTTGGGTTATTGCTGCAGCCGCCATCGAACTTGCGCCAAGACCACGGGCTTGCATGATTGCGTTCACTTTTCGAACTTGTGGGGAAGCCCACGCTGGCATCGGTCCGCCGGATTCAAGGCTGGACATCAGTTCGCCAAGCTGGTATTGGACAGTTGCGCGAGGGTCCAGTTCGGCTGTGGCGGCAGTGGCTATGGCTTCGGGGGAAAGCTGGCCTTCGACACCTGTCATGTCGACGTAAGGCTGGGTAGGTGTTAGCTGGGCGGCTTCGGCGGGGCCAAGAGTTTCGAGGCCGGGAGTGATTGCGGATATACCTGCTACTTGACCAACCTCCGGTGCAGGGGCCACGGGGGCGGCGGGAGCCAAGCCGGTTTCCATAGCAATCGTCGTAGGCATCGGGGCCATTGGGGTGAGTTGACCTGTGGTCGGGGCAATATCCTCTCCGGGACCAGCGGTTTGCAAAGTTGCTTGGACTTGGGGAACCCCGGCTCCGGCAAGTGCCCCCACTTCTGTTTGCAACTGTTCGTCTGTGGTTATTGCTGCCATACCTTATTCCCTACTCAATACTTTGTCTAGCTTATCTTCAACACGATGCAGTGCTTCCATGACCTGCCTCATATCATCACGTAATTCAAACTTGGTTGCATAGTCTTCACGTGTCTTGTTCAACAAAATCTCTAAGCGTTTCTGTTCTTTGCTGGTGTTATTCATCCACCATGCACCGCCTGTGACTACAAGTCCAAGTAACATATCAATGAGGCTGGTCATTTCCATCGCTTACCACCCAGCAGGTACTTTGCCCACGATAGGCGGGTTAGCCATGTCGTTAATCTTGGTGTCCAGCATTGCCTGTAGTTCAGCTTCTGTTTGACCCAGTGAAGCAAGCACCTTCTCTTTGCACCAGTCCTTTGTCACACTGTCAAATGCTACAAAGTTATCTGCATCTGCTTCGCCAGCACTTGCTGTGCCGTATGCTGATGTTGACAGGTAGTTGCCTTCATCGTCTTGTTCACTGTCACTGACAGCAGTAATGCGCCAGTGAATAGTTTTAATTACGTCTGACAAAGCACCTTCGGTGGGGGCTGTGTCAAGTGTTGGGAAATCCCACGTATATGTGTTTGCCATTGTGTTTTCTCCTTACTCTGGCTTAGTAGGCCAGACAACAGTGTCTAGCGATTGATATGTATTAGTGATGTCACGCAATGCTTGACGGTATGCAGTTTGTTCTGCGGTCATGTCGGGGGTGTCTGGCATTGCCCACCAATCGGTAGCTGATAACCGTGCATCTCTTTCTGCCCTGAGTTCATCAATGCCGCCGAAATCAATAGTCGTGGTTATGCCATCGCCTTCGTCAGCTAGGACGTACCCAAGAGATGCGGCAAAATCTGCATCATCAAACTCTGCGGTGTTTGAAATGACGCCGTTTTCTACAAGTTTATATGTCGCCATATTTAATTACTCCCAAACCAATGTCATTCCGGCTCTGCCGCTTTGTTGGCTGTTGCCACCAGCACCGTAGGTATTTCCAGTGCCGCCACTTCCAAAGTTCCCGCCAAAGAAACCACCAGCACCGCCTTGCCCTACCATATGGTTGGTGTCGCCGCCTCTGCTTCCTTGTGCCCCATTACCTCCTCTTGCACCAATTAAGACAACTGCACCAGAGTAGGATGGTGAACCACCGCCACCACCCGGAGGATAAGTGTTGCCGCCACCGCCACCACTGCCACCCGCAAGGGTTACGGAGCCGCCGGGGAATGATACTGTAGTGGTGCCGCCTGTACTTCCACTTTGACCGTAGTTTCCACCAGATGAGCCGCCAGACCCAATGGTGACTGTGCAAGTCCCATTTGCATTTGGTGTGCAAACAGCCCAGCCACCTGCGCCACCACCGCCGCCGCCAGCGGTACCTGAGTTTCCAGAGGGGTTTCCACCTCCACCACCGCCGCCAACAGCAAACACGGTGAAGGCAGAGCCGCTTGTCACAGAAAAGCTACCGCTACTGGTGAAAGAGCGGCTTACTGAACCGCCACCACCGCCCACATCAGCCCAATCGCTGACAGTAGTTGAACCAAGTGTGAGGCCGTCCGGCCCTAAATCAACAGCCATTATTTAGCCTCCATATCAGCGATACGCTGTTCCAGTTGTTCAATCTTACGATGTGCATCCTGCAACGCAGACACCAATATCGGTGTGATGCGTCCGTAGTCCATACTCATCATCGCATCTTCATCATCACCAACAGACACAGCCTCTGGCATTACCTCTTGCATCTCTTGTGCAATGAAGCCCATAGAACGTGGGCCGTCCGGGTCTGACTTCCAGTTGTAGCTAACTGGGTTCATAGCCATCAGCTTGTCGGTGCCGTCAGCAATAGGCTCGATGTCCTGCTTCAAGCGTATATCAGAGGTGGTGTTGTAGGTTGTGCCTGTTGTAGCGACAGAGATGGAGCCTACCACTGAGCCTTGACGGTAAAAATCAGCAATCGAACCATCAGATGCCAGCCTGTTCAACGCAAAAGGCGGGTTGCCAGAATTTGTGGCAGTTAAGTGACCGCCGCCTGTTGCTGAACCTGCCGCTGAAATGCCTGTGTTGCTAATACTGTCAACGGTTTTTCCAACAAGAAACGCTCCTGATGCGTTTACCCTCGCCTTTTCGCTACCGCCAGTTGAAAGCTGGAGAACATCGCCGCCACCGACTGCAATGCCAGTATTTGTGTCATTTTGTCCAAGGAACTGGTCAGCATAAACCGTGCCGCTGAAATAGCCGTCTTTGAAGCGTGTACCGCTAGAACCCAAATTAATAATATTATCTAAATTGGCTCCATCGGCATCAGAAGGTTTTATATTGCTGTTATCGCCGTCAAACCGTAAACCAGATGTTCCTTCTGCACAGGTAATGTAGGGTATGTCGTTATTAGCTACGCCAATAGCCCCCACAGTGGTGCCGTCTTTGGCAAATATGGCTATGTCACCATCACTTGTCAGTCGGTTCAATTTCAGAGGCTTGTCACCATCTCTGGTAAATTCAGTCATCCCGCTTGGATACAGCGTTGCACCAGCCGTAGCAAAGTTCGCACTCGTCTTACCCACCAGCAAGCTGCCGCTGCTGTCGATGCGCATACGTTCATTTAGTCCATTCGTAAAAAACAGCATCGCATTATCTGAATGGTTGTAACGCAAAATTCCTGCGTAAGTAGACGCTCCTGAAGTTCCATCAGCAAAGAAAATGCCGCCTTGTGATGTACTTCCTGTGTAAATAGTAATTCCATTAGGGCCAGTTCCAGTTCC